TAAACAAGCCAGATGTGTTTGGATATGGTATTCACGACAATATAATTCACAATCCTTTTAATAAAAAACCAGAGCTAAGAAATTCTTATCTTCAACCTTTTAACATAGGCGGAGATCTATTAGAATTTCCTTACAACAGCGAATTCGAAATTTTTGATAGCGCTAAGATCATAGAATCAATCAACAAACAATAAGTTATAAATGGAAAGGTTATTTTTTCAGAGCTCACTGCCAAGAGCAGGTAGTACGTTGTTACAAAACATACTAGCACAAAATCCAGACATCTACGCAACACCAACGAGTGGAGTACTAGAATTAGTATTCGCGGCTAGAGGCAATTATACAGATTCACCCGAGTTTAAAGCACAAGACCCCGAATTAATGAAGACGGGATTTAAGGCATTTTGTCGTGGTGGTATGGATGCCTACTATAGTGCAATCACTGACAAAAAATACGTGGTTGACAAATCAAGAGGCTGGGGAATTCATTACGATTTCTTGAACTTCATATACGAAGAGCCAAAGATCATCTGTATGGTCAGGGACTTAAGGGACGTGTTTTGTTCAATGGAAAAGAATTACCGTAAGAACCCAGACAAAGCTAACCCAATTCTAAACTGGGCGCAGATGAGCGGCACTACAGTACCTAAACGTATAGATATGTGGGCACAATCACAACCCGTAGGATTAGCGATAGAAAGGCTACAAGAAGTGTTTAGAATGGGAATAGACTCTAAAATGCTATTCGTTAAATTTGAAGATTTGTGCATGTATCCAGACACTGAAATGGGAAAAATCTACAGATACTTGGACATTCCTTATTACAAACACGATTTTGACAATATTGAACAGGTTACCAAAGAGGACGACGAAGTTTACGGAGTTTTTGGAGATCACGAAATTAGAAAAAAATTGGCGCCGGTTCCCTCAAAAGCTAGACAGGTTTTGGGCAAGGACGTTACAGATTGGATTTGGAATAACTATCCATGGTACTTTCAACAATTTAGATATACAAAATGATAATAGTATTATTTGGTCAACCTCATAGTGGTAAGACTACACTAGCTAAACAGTTTCCATCATCTCGCACCATAGACGGAGACGAGTTAAGAGAGCTATTCGCCAACAAGGATTATAGTAAAGAGGGCAGAATAAGAAATTTAAACAGGGCCAGCGATATTGCGCACTACCTGCATCGTCATGGAAACAACATAATACTTTCTTTGGTATATCCTTATAAAGAGGCCAGAGACTATTTAAACGATCTGGATAACAACGTAGCTTGGATTTACTTGACTTACGAGGGAGAAAGGGGTAGAGAAGCTTTCCACGTAAAAGATTTTGAACAACCAATTGAAGAAAAAGTGTTACATTTAGATACTTCTAAAATATCAATAGAAGAATGCGTAACAAAAATATATGAGTATGTGGGAGAAAAAATTACACGTTAAGAGTTCGTTAGAAAAAAAAGCTAGTCAATGGTCATTATTTATAGGTCGTTGGCAGCCACTTCATACAGGGCACAAAGAGTTATTTAGACAGGTAATAAACGAAGGAGGCAAAGTTTGCGTAGCGATTAGGGAAGTAGAAGTAAACGATAAGAATCCGTTTTCCGTTAACGATATCATGTTGAATATAGCCAAAGAAATGCAAGAGGAAGTATCCGCAGGCAAACTAAAAGTAATCTCTATTCCAGATATATGTTCGGTTGAGTTTGGCCGCGGAGTTGGTTACGATATTGTAGAGCACGTACCACCACAAGAGATTAGCGATATATCGGCGACAAAGATTAGAGAACAAATGAAAGCAGAAGGCAAGCTATGATAAAACACTCGACCTATTTTGTGGACATCGATGGTACTCTAATTAAGTACAGATCTTTCGATCAGATACAAACCATAGCGCCAGAAGCAATTACTAGTGTATTGGATTTTATCAAAACAAAGTACGAAGAAGGCAGCCACATTGTAATTACAACCGCAAGACCCTCAGAACTTGAACTATTTACAAAACAAGAACTAGAAAAAATTGGTGTTAATTATCATCAGTTGGTCATGGGTATAGGAAGAGGAACAAGATACGTTATCAACGATAGAGACCCACAAGCTCCAGAAATAGACAGAGCGGTAGGAATTAATTTAGATAGAAATCAAGGATTATGACAGTACAAAGAAAAAGACACATTGCCAAAACAATTAGTTATAGAATAATTAGCACTTTAATAGGCTTTGGAATTATGTGGGCCGTAAGTGGATCTATAAAAGTAGGCGCAGCTTTTGGAGTGGCAGAGTTAATATACAAACCAATTCAATACTATATTCACGAAAGAGTGTGGTACAAATGGATTAAATACGGATTAAAAGATTAATATTTATTCTAAAATAACAACATGAAATACATAGTCCTAATGGAGTACATCCCCGGAGTTCCTAATATATGGGTCGCAAGACTTACACCTGAAGATCCTATCTACGAATACGATACTTTGGAAGAGTGCGAAGCTAAGGCAAGCGAATTACAAGCAGCCGATCCAACAGGAAGATTATATAAAGCCTCAGAACAACAAGTGGGCGTTACCTACTAAAAAGATCTTTTCGTAAATTCTTATATATTTATATACAACAAACAAAAATTAAAAACTTATGTTATTCGGAATCATTATCGTATTAGTAGCAGTAGCAATTGCTATTCTATTAAACAAAGCAAAAATCTCTAAATTAGTAAATCAAGTTGAAGAAGCTGTAGCTCCAGCAATTGAAGAAGTTAAAGAAGTAGTTGAAAAAGCTGCTGAATTGGCTCCTAAGAACGAGACTATCAAAAAAGCAAAAGAAGTAGCTAAAAAAGCTCCCGCAAAGAAGTCAGCAACAAAAAAATCTAAATAAGAATGCAGAAAACATCCCTTAAGCTTTACGAGTATTACAACTTGGAAACCGAATTAAACGGAGTTATAAATCCTCAAACTGGAGAAGTTATCTCAAAGGGACTTATTTCCGAGAAGATCAAAATGGCCACTAAATACTGGTTAAACGATTTGAGTAAAAAGGTAGTAACCGAAAAAGAAGCTTGCGAAGAATTAAAGAAAGAGTTAATCAAGAAGCACGGCGAAGCGGACGAAGCTGGCAACATCTCAATTACAATGCACATTAACGTTGTAACTGACGAAGAAGGCAAAATAGTTTCAAGGGACATTAACCCTAAGTTCGTAGAATTCCAAAACGAGTTCAACGCTCTTTTAAACGAAGACAGAGAATTGGAGCACAAACCTTTCTCTTTAGAAGATTTTGAGAACGTGCAATCAGAAGGAGCTTACACTACTTTGTTTAAGTTAGTAAGAGTACAAGAATAAAGCACAACAATCTCTCTGAGCCCATCTTTAGGTGGGCTTTTTTATTACATATTTATATCAAACAAAGTTATGACAAAAATAACGGACGACGAACTTCAAAGACTAAACTTATTAAAACAGGACGCTTTGGAAGTAGCTTCGACCCTTGGAGAGTTGACTTACCAAAAGGTTTCTTTAGAGCTGGAGATTGAAAAGCAAAAGAAAATTGTAGAACGCATTAAAAATACAGAGACTCAAATTTTTGAAGAATTGAGATCAAAGTATGGAAACGTTTCTGTAAATATAGAGACCGGCGAATTGAACTAAAGTGTTTTGAACTAAGTATCGATATTTATTACTAGAAAAAAACCGCATAAATGGCCGAAACACTAATTAGCCCAGGAGTATTCTTACAAGAGAACGACTTATCTCAGATAACACAGGGACCAGTAGCAGCAGGCGCTGCTTTATTGGGTCCAACTGTAACTGGTCCAGTAAACATACCTACTTTAGTTACCACATATTCACAGTACAAGGCATTGTTCGGTGCAAACTTCGTTTCCGGAGGAGCATCTTACGAGTACTTAACTAGCATGGCAGCTTTGAACTATTTTGAGCAAGGCGGTCAATCTTTGTTAGTGACAAGAATCGTTACCGGTTCTTACACTCCAGCAACAGCTAGTATCGTAAACATAGCAAACAATACCGCTTTAGTTCTTGAAACTCTTTCAGCTGGTACGATAATGAACAATAACATATTGTCTTTATCTTCTAGCGCTGTAAACGGAGCTTTAGTTTCAGGATCTTCTGCTAACGTTCGTTGGGAGATTACTTCAAACGATACAGGATCTGGTTTATTCAACTTGATCATTAGACGTGGTGACGACTACCAAAACAACAAGACAGTTCTTGAAACATGGAACGGTTTGTCATTAGATCCTAATCAAAACAACTACGTAGCTTACGTTATTGGAGATCAAGCTTACACAGTTGCTACAGACGATTTGGATAACGCTTACTTACAATTAACTGGTTCTTATCAAAACAAGAGCAAGTATGTAAGAGTTAAAACAGTTAATACTCCAACTCCTAGCTATTTAAACCAATACGGTCAAGCACAAACTCAGTACACTGGTTCAATTCCTAAGATCGGATCTGGTTCTAACAACGGATCTTTTGGTACAGCTACCGGTGCTATCTTCGGTTCTTTCGGAGTAGAAAAAGTTAACTTCTTCGAAAGCATTCCTAATTCAACATCAAATTACTCCTTAACAAGTCCAACAAATCCTTTAAACATTCAAGGCGTTTACGCTCCTGACTACGATACAGCGATCAATTTATTGGGAAATAAGGACGCATACAAATATAATGTGCTCTACGCACCAGGTTTAACCTCTCTTAACGCTTCAAGTGAAATTAACAGTTTAGTTAACACGGTTCAAACTCGTGGAGACGCTATCGCAGTTATTGATATGGTTGGTTACGGTCAATCTATTCCTACAGTTTTAGGCGAAGCGGTTGCTTTTGATAACTCTTACGCAGCTACTTATTGGCCTTGGGTACAATTGAAGTCAAGAGAAACTGGTAAAGTTAATTTCGTTCCAGCTTCAACAATCGTTCCAGCTGCTTACGAATACAACGATAAAGTTTCTGCAGAATGGTTCGCTCCAGCAGGTTTAAATAGAGGCTCTCTTTCAACAGTTTTACAACCAGAAAGAAAATTAACTTCTTCGGACAGAGACAGATTATATCAAGGATCAGTTAACCCAATTGCAACCTTCCCAGGCGCAGGCACAGTTATCTACGGTCAAAAAACTTTACAAAAGAAAGCATCTGCTTTGGATAGAGTAAACGTAAGAAGATTATTGATCGCTCTTAAGAGTTACATTGGTCAAATCGGTGAAGGTCTTATATTCGAACCTAATACTCAAGTAACTCGTAATAAATTCATTAACCAAGTTAATCCTTATTTAGAGTCAGTTCAACAAAGACAAGGTTTGTATGCATTCCAAGTCGTAATGGACGAAACTAATAACACTCCTGATGTGGTTGATAGAAACCAATTGGTTGGTACTATCTACTTACAACCAACTAAGACTGCGGAGTTTATCCAATTAGATTTCAACATTTTACCAACTGGAACAACATTTGGCCAATAATATCAAACAAAACAGAAAATGAACGATAATACAATCATTAGAATTAAAGTACCAGCGCATTTATACGAGAGTGTAAAGGCTAAGTTAATAATCAAAGAAGAAGCTGAAACTCCTGTAAAAGAGGACAACCGAAGAGGAATGGATGCAGAAACAATTGAGGCTGTTAACAGAGCGCTTAAAATGATAATGCAAGAAATAAACGTAGAAAAGGATCCTCAACAAAGAGAATTGCTTAAAAAATCTGCAGTAGACCTTGGTCAAATTTCTCAATGGTTACAAACAAAATACGCTAGAAAAGGCGCACAGGCTATGAACGAAGCTAAGAAAGTAGACCCTAAAAAAGTTGCTGAAGACAAGAAAAAAGCTGACGAAAAGAAAAAGAAAGAAGCTGAAGCTAAGAAGGTTGCCGACAAAAAAGCTGCTGATAAGAAAAAAGCAGACGAAAAGAAAAAATAAGTAAAGTAATATTTATACTAAATACAACCAAAAATGCCAGTATTAGACCCAAATGAGATTATGTTTACGTCGTTCGAACCTACAGTTTCTAACAGGTTCGTAATGTACATAGACGGCATTCCTTCATATATGATCAAAAAAGCAGACGCTCCTGGTGTTACTTTAAATGAGATCAAATTAGACCATATCAACGTTTACCGTAAGTTAAAAGGTAAAGCTGAGTGGAGAGATATGAGTTTGTCATTATACAACCCAATTTCTCCATCAGGCCAACAAGCTGTAATGGAGTGGGTAAGATTACATCATGAGTCTGTAACAGGACGTGATGGTTACTCTGACTTTTATAAGAAAGACTTGAACTTATCTATCATCGGACCAGTTGGAGACATTGTTTCCGAGTGGATTATCAAAGGAGCTTTCATTAAAGAAGCAACTTTTGGAAACTACGATTGGTCGACCACGGATCCTACAGAGTTAACAATCTCAGTTGGAATGGACTACTGTATCTTGAACTACTAGTCTCAGATTAGCGAATATAAAAGAAAGGCCGCCTCACCGCGGTCTTTTTTTGTTCCCGGAAACTTGAATGATTTATATTTATTTTTAAACAAGTTACCAATATGTCAGAACAAAAGTTTACGGTTCCTACCGAAATGATAGACCTACCTTCAAAAGGTCTACTTTACCCAAAAGAAAATTCCTTATCCGCAGGCGTCATTGAAATGAAATACATGACCGCTAAAGAAGAGGATATACTAACCAACGTGAATCTATTACGTCAGGGCTTAGCTATCGAAAAGATGCTTAAATCAGTTATTAAAAGCGATATAAAGTACGAGGATCTGATCCTGGGCGATAGGAATGCGCTATTGGTATCAGCTAGGATATTAGCTTATGGTAAAGATTACAATTTAAAGTATCTCAACCCTAACACAGGAGAAGAAGAAACAATCGTGGTAGACTTACAGAAGTTGGGATATAAGAAAGTGGATTTATCCATATTCAAGAACAACAACGAAGCTTCTTACGAACTACCATTTACAAAGAACGAAGTCACTTTTAAGATTCTTACAATCGAAGACGATAAGCGAATCGACGAAGAAGCTAAGGGAATTAAAAAATCATTGGGCCAAGACGCTGGAATTAGTTTAAAATTAAAGCACCAGCTTACTTCTGTCAACGGAGACAGATCAACCAAAACAATCAGAGACTTTATTGATTCAGGAGCGTTATTGTCAAGGGACTCAAATCCGTTAAGACAATACATAACTTCGGTTACCCCAGACATTGAAATGAAAACGACTGTCACTTTATCAGACGGTACTGAAATGGAAATCGACGTACCGATGACCGCGGAGTTCTTTTTTCCCGGGAGCGGAATATAGACATACGTTTATGACCGAAGTCTTTGAGCTTACCTATCACGGTGGCGGAGGCTTTACCTATTCCGAGGTATGGAACATGGACGTAAATAAAAGAAGATTCAATCTTAAGAAGATCAATGAGTACCTAGAAAGAGTAGAAGAGGTTAGAAACGATCAACAAAAGAAAATCACAGAAAAGACAGATCCCAAAAAGATTAATGTCCCAGAGTTCGCCAAATCAAAAGGCGAGGAGCAGAAGTTTGTCTCCAAAGTAAAATCTAAGTCTTAATATTTATATATAACCAACGCGCGTTAAATGGCAGAAGAAATAGATATTAGTAAAGCTCTAGAAGAATCCCTTAGGGAATCCAGAAGATTACAGGGTGATCAAAATAAAGAGTTAGATAAGTCGATAAATTTACTATCGAAAATTAACGATTTAAGGGACGAGTCTATTGCGAAAGTGAAAGCATTAAATAAGGAAACTGTTAATGTAAAAGCTATAGAAAAAGACGTTCAAAAAGCAAGAGAGAAACAGATTCTTAGTGCGAAAAAGGAACAAGACATTGCTAGAAGCTTAACTAATAATGAAGTAACGAATGCCAATAACTATGTAAAAAATATCCAAAAAAGAAAAG